TTACCAGTCGGAGCAATAGGCTGGAATATGGCAGGACAACCGATTGACTACAATGGAACGGTAGTAGCAACGACAGGCGAAAAGCTGATGAATACCGCAATAAGTAAGATACTCTAATGGTAGCTTACTGTACTGCAAATCAGGTAGCTGCCTTTCTTCAAGTCGCAGACTTTAGTGGAAGCACTACTCCTACGACATCTGATGTAGAATCATTTATTGAGATGGCAGAAGAGCGTATAGACCAGCTTACAGACCATGCGTGGGCTACAGCAAGAGCGAAAAGCGTAACAGAAGAAAGAGTAAGAATCCAGCGAGTAATAAGTAATTCAATAAATGATAGAGGTAGGATTCAATTAAAACATTACCCTGTATTGACCTTTACACAGCATGCAACACCCTCTTTAGCGCAGACTAATGGGAAGGTGCAGGTTTGGGATGGGGGTTCATATTTAGATTATTTAGATTCAGATAATTCTAAAGTAATGGGAAGTGTTACAGATGTAGTAAGTAAAGATTTTTGGACTGATACTGAAAGAGGAATTGTATATATCAACAGTTATAATACTTTGAATTTATTAAACAGCAGTCCTTCTGGGGTGGATGGGTATGTGTCATATAAGTATGCAACTGCATCTACACCTGATGATATAAAATTGGCAACAATTTACCTTACGGCATCAACTATTGCAATGAATGATGATTTGAATCTAATACAAGAAGGGGATGATTCGATGGATAATGCTACCAAGTCTCAGAGGTATGAAGACATGGCGATGAAGATTTTAAAAGATAATAGAAGGATGGGGAGGACCATGCCAATGGCTCGCGCTATTGGTGGGTTTGCTACTGGGAGGGTAACTCCGTAATGGCAGCAACTTATGCAGCTTTAGCGGACCCAGTAAGTTCGGTGGTTACTTTACTAAGTAGTAACTGGTCTGATGTTGCAAGTGGAGTAGGGACAACCCCAACAATAGATGAATCTTGGGATTTGGGTAAAAAGAATTTGAAAGAAGGAGATATAATCCGTTGTTATGAAGTATCTGGCGGACATGATATATTAGGAATAGGAAAAGGAATAGACAAGCATACCTCAACGGTAGCAATAGATATAGCAACAGCAACAAGCCGAGCAAGGCTTAGGGCGTTGTATCAAGGTGTGATACACATCATTCACGCAGCATATTCTGCAAGCGCAGGAAGTGCATTAAACAGTGACTATGCAAGTATTAAATTGCTAAGTCGCACAGACCAGAGTGACAAACTTCGTCGCTGGTATCGTTACGTTCTCAACTGTGAAATCACAAGTTATGAGGTGGTGAACTAATGGTAAAAATCACGCAAAATATAGAGGCAGCTTACGAACCTGAATCGGCTTATGCAACAGCGCCCGGTTCTAATTTGTATCATTTCGGTCTACTGGACACGTTTGACCCAAGAGCGGTTGAGAGGAGTATAACTCCTGTTCCTTCATTGGGGCAGTCAACAGATACTCATCACGCAGTTGGCCCCCTTGGAGTTACAGTACCAATTAAGGTAGCTTGTAATGGAACTGGGTGGAAACAACTACTTGGGAAAGCAATAGGCGGAACTGAAATTTTAAGTGATAAACGTGCTAATAATCTTACGACAAGTGTTGAATCACTTTCAGTAATAGCAAAAGAAACGGGTGGTGATTATACCTTAGTTACGGGAGTTGTCCCTAATGAGGTAACGCTTACTGCTGATTATTCTACAGGGGGTTACATTACAGTAGAAGCTAATTGCACAGGTTATTATTCATTAGATGAAGGTGATGCAAACTTTGATGGTTTTCATGGCGATGATTATTCTGGAGTAACTTGGCCAGCAGCGCCAAGTGCAGACCCACTATTACCAACTGATTTAGCTGTAACAGTAGGAGTTGCAGCAGCTACAAACAAACTTACAGTAGACGGACCATCTAATAGCTCTATAGAAATAGGTGAACAGTATATGAGAATATTTGATAATCCTACTGGGGGATTGGATTCGTCTATTTCTTCAGATGGTATTCTTGACCTTACAGCAGGTGCAGAAGATACTATGGAAGAAGTTAAAGCATTAATTCATGCTGATAGTAATTGGACGTGTACAAGAGGTGGTAGTGACGTAGCATCTCAAAATTTACTTAAAGGAATTTACAGCACCGAATCTTCCCAAGAGATTTTTGCAGCTACAAGCATGGCGGCCTTTTCAAATTTAAAAACGGTTTCTTTAAAGATAGCAAATAATAACACATCTATATCGGGCAAAGCAACTGGAGATGACGCTTCAACAAAGTGGTTATTAAACAACGCGATAAGCCGTGGAAAAGCAGATGTAACATTAGACCTTACAATGACAGCAGAGGATGAAACCTATTATGATTTGTATCATGCAGGGACGACCATCCCATTAATTAGATTAGATTTCGGCTCTCACGGGAGCATTGCATTAACAAATGGAACGATAACTTCGTTTTCCAGACCCCTTACACCGGGTGGCGAAATTGTTGATTCAATGTCTATAAAATTCCGTGGGGCTGGAAATTACAAAAACTTTAGTGCGTATGCAATAAGTTCAAGCATATCACTAAATCCATCGTAGGTAGGTCATGGTAAGAGTCACAGGTCAGTTAGACGCCCCCTTAGTTGACATAGGAGCTATGCAAGAGGAATACTGGGAGAGGCGAGAAGTAACTTTACCAAGTCTGGCTAAATTACACCAACCTAAAGGATGGCGGAAATGGTTTTACAAGCAACAAGCCCCTAAGATAGTATTGAAGAGGCTATCCACAGAGGATTGGCATAGGATAAATTCTGAATTTCACGGATTAAAAAAAGAAATATTCAAGGATTTACCAAAGACGAGGGAGTTATCTACGAAGGCATTAAGGGGTGAGGATTTGACAGAGGATGAGGTTATTTATCTTACAGAGGCGGACCAACGGATACGTCCAGTTTCTTACAGTATGTTAAGTAGTATGATTGTTGAGCCAGAGATGACTTATGATGACGTGGTTTTAATGTTTGAGTTTTTAGATGATTTTGATGAACAGACGTTGATGGCGTTTGCCAATCAGATGTCCTCAGAGAAGGCTGAGATAATGACGGCAGTAATGCAAGAGCGAACACAAGAGTTAAACCAACTTAGTGCAGAGATGAGGGCTTCGATTTAGTGGGTGGCCCCGGTAGTGGTAGGAGAGGTGCGCCAAGAGCGCCAAAAGGGACCTCCGCCGGAGGTCAATTTATTTCCATGCATTTGGAATTGACGGGTGCGGCAGAAGCAGCAGACGACATGGATGAGATGAGTAAATCAGCCGAAAAGGCAGTAGATAGTACTAAGAAATTAGGTAAGGCAGTTGATGAGCAAACAAAAGAGATAGAGGAGAATACAAACGCCAACAAAAAAAATAAAGATAGTATAGATGACGTTGTTTCATCAGGACTTTCGAATATAATATACTTACAAGCAACAACATCGGCATTGAACCAGACTACTGGTGGAATGTATAAATTTATTGGGGGAATGGAGGCGGCAGGACGGATAAGTTCAGAAACCGCACAACAGTGGCAAAGAAATGCAAGAACGATTGAATTGCTTACAGGACCATTAGAAATAGGGTTGGCCCTTACGACCATTTATACGGCAGTAACGGAGGCAAACACGGCTGCAAAAGGTAAAAACGCGGCGGCGACGGCGTTGCAGACTAAGGCTGAATTGGGATTACAGGCAGCGTTGCTTAGGAATCCTTATGTTATGCTTGCGGCAGTTTTGCTTTCTGTAATAGCATCTATGGTTGTGATGGAAAGGTTGTTTGTGGGTACCACAAAGTCGATAGACGCTATGACTGACGCTGTTAGAAGGTTGAGGGAAGGAATTAGAGAATTATTCCTTCTTCAAAATCCTTTTGAGGGGATGTTTGACAACTTCCCTGACCCAAATAAGACCAAACTTTTTAGGGGTTTGATGGGAGGAGACTAAATGGTAGTATTCAATAGACAATTAACACTGTATGGCCTTACTGATGACGCACATCGCTCAGGTGATGGTTGGCTGGATATTAAAGGAATAGGGCAAAGTGATACTGACTTCACGGCATCAGATTCAATAAAAATAGGTAGAAGTACAGGCAGTAATAAACACCGTGCTGTGGTTCGGATTAACTTACCAACTTTTCCTTTTGATGATGCGAATGCAGAAATTGTAGATTTAAAGTTGAATTTATTTTGTTTTAATACTCAAAATGATTGGGCAGATAAAATTGAAGTATATCGAATAACTAAAGCAGTAAGAATGTCTAACGTGTCTTGGAGTGAATATAGTGATACAAGTGGTGAGAACTTAACATGGACCACGGCAGGTGCTACGGGCGCAGATGATATAGATACTTCTACTAATTATGGACATGGAGCAAATGGTATTATTGATAAAATCCCAACACCTACTGAACAGGGATGGTTTCAGATTGATTTGGGGGGGCTTGTAAGGGCTGGTAAGATTGACTGGGGGATGGATTCCTCTTCTAAATATGTTTTTTTATTATTAAAATCAGACGAAGGTGAGGCTTTACATAATGGTGAAATTACGGGCGTTCAACATTTAGATGCTGCACCCGCAGGGAATTACTTTGCTACTTCTACGGCCGACACATGGTGTCTTGTGGATGGTGAACATGCGCCATCAGATGATACAATACTTTGTGGAGATGTAGATGGAGGTGCTAATGCAATTCAAAGTGGAGATATAATTGCGGTTCTTGATTATGCACCAGACACCACACAAACTTGGGACACGGTTGAATTTATGAAGGTTACAAATGTTAACACAAGCACTAACATACTTACAGTGGAAAGGGGATTTGATGGGACAACGGCACGTACAATAGTAGACGAATCTAAACTTACCCGTTTTGCTAATGCATCTCCTTATTTGACTGTTACATATAAGAACGATTACCCTACAGCACCAATGATAGAGGTTGTCCCACAAGACAATGGTATTGATGCCACTATCAAGATAACAAATACAGTAAGTGATAAGGATTTAACTGGGTTTATTACAGGTTGGAATACGACACTTTCGAGTTTAGCTGCTACAGGTTCAAATAATACGACAGTGACCACTGAATCGGCTGAGTTTGACAGTACCGATACAAACCATGTGGCTGCAAACTTACTACAAACAGCCAATACAAATTATTATGTGGCAGTTTATTCGACAGACAATGAAGTAGATAATCCCTCCACAGCTCACGGTGCGGTGGCTTCCAACACTGTAACTGTAATGCGGCCCACAATTTCTACGTCAGTTTTATACACAAATACAGGGCTGTCGTCCGCTTTGGGTTCAGATGGTTCAACTAATGCGAGTTTGGGCCAAGAATTGTATCTTAAAGTGGTTGCAGCCAGTAAAATTAAGAAGGTTTATGTTAACTGGGACGCTGGTGTCAGTGATGAAAATGATGATTATGTTGAATATATAATGGAAAACATATCTACAACCTCTTCAGATGGTGTACAAATAAGCCACAAGTACCCTGACACTGGTTTACATAATGTTAAGGTTCAGGTAGAAGATGCCTCAGGTTTTAGGTCTGGGACAACCGCAGCAAGAGGGACAGCAATTACAGGGCATGACCCTAACATATCTACATCATCTCCTGTAGCTAAAATTAGTGCAAGTCGTAGTAAAGTATTGTCCTCGGTGTATCCTGACCAGACAACATCTTTAGTTTTGTCAGGCGCGCATAGTTACGCAATAGGTAGTGATGTAAAGTTGGCAGAACATCGTTTTTCCTATAATGCACACCGTTCAACAAGTGATACAACACATCCAACTACATGTACGGCACATGCAACTTCTAATGACAATACAGTATTTGAAGAATCCAGTTCTAAAGTACATATAAAGGCCGCAGATTCGGTTGATGTAAGTAGCACTACAACTTTCAAAGTATATGGTTTAAAATCCGTACAAGCTGATGGAACAACGAATGTACAAGATACTTCAGCAAATTTTAGCCATTATGTGTGGGATTCTGCTACTTTATCAGTAAGTGGCACTGGCGATGCTTATGGTACAGCAAGTTCAGAATACTTTAAGACAATAGAAACGGTAGTGGGTACGGTATCTACAGATGGTGATGACGATGGAGTTAGGTATGTTCTATCCCGTTCAACCAAAGAAGATTCCTATGTGGATTTAAATGAGGCTCTTGACAATTCTGAGACTGAGGTGGATGTAGGCGACGGAGCGGTTTTTGCTGTAGGTGATGAAATACAAGTAGATGATGAAATTATGTTGGTGGTTAGTAAATCTGGCGATACATTAACAGTACATAGAGGATATCAAGGGACAACGCCAGCAATACATTCAGACAATGAAGACATATATTTGACAAATCATAAGATAAACAAAGACATACGTCTAAAAGATAGAGATGCGTTGGGTTCTGCACAATATGGCCGTTGGGGGGGTCGTGCTTACTACAAAGCAAACGACGGGTCTGGTTGTGTATTTACTACCAGTAATGATGGAATTAGAATAGTAAATTCAATAGCTTCATCAACTGGTGGGGCGGCTACCAGTTGGTTAGACCATGGGTTTTACGTTGGGGATACAATCAAGATAGGAGGAACCAGCAATAATGGAACCTCTGCGGCACCTAATACTGCAACTATTATAGATATGCTTACAGGTTCAGCCACTAACGACACTATTCTTGTAGATATAAATTTAACAGATGAGACTGTGCAGGCGCAGGTGGCGCGGTCGGACCATGCGCTTAAGCCCCTGTCGGTTGCTATTTACAATTCGGCTTCTATCGACAAGGTTACGTTTACTTTAGACGTTTTTGATGACACAACAGGGTTTTGGAGTGCTCCGGGAGCAAATGCAACCGATACAACAACGGTAACGGTAAGTTACCCCAAGACTCTTGACTTAGATACTGAATTAGATGCAGGAAATATAGCTATAAATGGTGTTAATGTGGCAAGAAGTGGTGGGCTTGAGGCAAGTATGCCTCTGGGAATTAGAAGATATCCTATAACGGGAGCAAGAACTTCGATGGGGAACCCAACCCTTTCGTGTAATATTAGGTTATTAAATGATACGGGATTTACCAAGATATTTGCCTTGATAGAAGGAGGAGTGTATGATTATGTGTTCTTAGACACTAAGAAAATAGATTCACCTACGACTGCATTTAAATCATTTAAATTGCGGTTACTATCAGGTTCAATAAATAAGACTCCAGATATGGCAAGCCAATATACCGCTTCTCTTCAGTTTGCAGTAGTGGGTGAAGAGGAAGCCTGATGCCATTAATTGAGACAATCCCTCACAATCTTGATTTAGATATAACTGTTAACAATGTTCCCGTTGAGTCATGGAGTTCTTTTACGATTAAAGGGGCTGTAAACAAATCGCGGTTTGTTGTAATTACACTTCACGGGAAAGAGGCTATAGAATACTGTCGTCTTGGTGGAGTCTTAGAGATAAGGGCAGGGGAGGGAAACGACATAGAGGTTCCTCTCCATTTTAAAGGAATAATAAAATCATTACAACCACAAAAGGATAGGGTGACTATTACTTCGTTTGATTACATAACACATTTGACTGGCTCTCAATATATTTTATTTAAGGATGTAATTGATAGAGATTCAGATATTAAGATAGTTGGTGAAGATTTGTATTTTATTTCGGCTGCGGTTGCTGATTACAAGGGAATTATTGTAAGTGGTTTAACTGAAGGGTCTGGTATTATGGCTAAGAAAAACATGAGTGCCTTGTTTGGGCATAAGACACGAAAACAGTTTTTAGATGAGGCTTTTAAATTAATGGTAGATTATTCAACAGGAGCAAACTATCCTGACTTTGCATATCAACCATGGTATTATGCAATTAGGAGCGGTGTTCAGTTAGATTTCTTTTTACCAGATTCTCTTAATACAAATCAGCAACCTATTTTAACATTAAAAGAAAGTAAGAATAACATCAAGAGTATAAATGCAACTATTGACACTTCTCGTTTAGCAAACGCGGTGCGGGTAATATCAAGTGATGACAAAACCCTTTATGAAGACCATGAGGATACCTTTAGTTCAGATAGATATGGCGTGCATAGTAGAAAGATAGAAAGGAAAGAGACAAATAAAGATAAATTAAAGCAGTTGGCAGTAGACTACGTTAACCAGAACAGGTTTCCTACAATAACATACACATTAGAGCCGATAGATGCGTATTGGGTAGACTTGGGAGACTTGGTAAAGGTTGAAGTGCCTTCGGTGAACATTAATGAGGTCTTACCTGTTGTTGGTTATACTACAGTTATAGATAATGACATTAAAACTCAATTAATATTAGGTAATTCGCCTCTTGATGACAAACAATATTTAGATTTACTAACACCACCACTGGGATAGACACACACACCTTCATTTCCACTGGAGATATAATAATAATAGACGATAAGTATATAAATATAATAATAAGCCGCCGTACCTCTTTCTCTTTTTTTTTAGTTGGACACTTTTAGAAAAGTTCCAGTGGAAATAGAGGTGTGTGTGTGTTAGTAATTCTTTTTATTATCTAATAAATCTATAATATATTGAGTTTCTTTAATAGATATAGTTTCGGCTTGTATTTTAGTGTTCTTTTTTGTCATAGAATAGCCACATTTAAAACACTTCCAGCTTTTATACTTATCTTCGGCAGCTCGACAAGTATAACACTTAGGGCATTTTAATACATAGAATAGAGTCATGGGGTGTTCAATGGTGCCCAACACACGTACAGGATTAAACGCCAGCTTTGCCAGTACATACAAAAGCACGTCCGTAGTTCTCCTACGACTCTATTCCCCATAGAAGTTAATCTACTACCCGATTAAATCGTTTGTGGTAGCAGGTTCTACAGTAACCTGTTGCGGTTTTCTCTCTATTAAGTGGGATTCTAACCCACTTTTCACATTTAGAATCCTTACAGGGCCATTTAGGCATTGGATTTCCCACAAGCATTACATCTAAAGGCGGCAAAGCCTTCGATGGTGGCGTTGAATTTGCTTTGTGTCTTACAGGTGTCGCAATCCATCAGTCTCCTAAGAGTTCACGGAGCTTTTGCTTTTCCTTGGACGTTAGCTGTGTTTTCTGTTCTTCCAGTGGTGTACCCTTCAATTCTTCTTTAACGGCGTGTATTGCGTCTTTAAGCATGATTCTCGCGCGTCTCAGTTCGTACTGGTAGGCATCCATGGCTTTGTCAAGATTAATAGCGTCTTCATCCTTCAAAGTATAGGTGGCTTCGATATCAGCTCTGGCTGATTCGTATTGCTTGTCTGTTGGCGTTGTCGCGCCAAGCTTTATTGTAACTTGAGTAATCATTTTTTCTCCTTTATTATATCTTGTTCAAGTTTGACAGCTTTCTTAACACGTAGCATTTGTTTAGTCCAGTTGTAATAACTTCTGAGACTGTTCTCTTCTTTATTGATAAGGTAGAGACGTTCTTCCAGTTCTTGTACGTGGTTTACCAACTTTGGGTAAGTCATCTTGTATCGTTCTGCATGTGAGAACTTTTCAAACGGCTTGCATGTGCAGCGTTTAGCGGGCTTTTTCTTGTCATTTTGTTTTGGTGACATGATTAAGCATATACACAGTAGCATATAAGTCTTTGGGTGGCCGTTTCACGACGATACCCTGAGGGTTAAACAAAACGCTGTGGACATTTTGGATGGCCTGTTATGTCTTTTTTGACGTATTTCAAGGCATGCAAAACTATATAAACCCACTCCGTCTGGGTATAGCATGGAATCAAATCAATTGACTTCTGAAATAAGCAAGCAAGTATGTTCTGTCTGTAAGGACATAGTCAAATTCACTGAGACCCCTGTGGGGCTAATTGGTGAACACTCGTGCATCTATGTAGATTGGTGGGGTCGTGATGACAACGGTAGTCTCGGCATCGAGTACGAGTACAGGGATGAACATCCCGACTGGGACACGGAGGACGAACATGCTTGAATCTGAAATAACAAAAACAACAGGAATCCCCTGTCGCAATCAAGGCGACAAGGATTACTGCGAGTGCTACAACTGTGGCAACGAGGCATGGGACTACATAGAGTCCATATACATGGAAATATACATTGGAGGTAAGTAATGAGTAATAAAATAACAAGCCGCACGCATAAGAGTATGGAGACTTATGATAAGGCATCATTAATGCAGCTACCAGATTCGGAATTGAAGGCCCATGAAGATGAGGCGTGGAAATACTGGTTAAAGGTAAAGAAGGTAAGGGATTTTCGTGCGTTGGAGGACTAATGAGTCAGGATTTAGCTATTTATATCTGTGAACACAACTCCGACACTTATGAGGTTACAGTAACCGCATGGAGTGGTGCTCCTGATGGTGGGTATCAGTTTACTTTTACAGATAAAAAGTCACAAGGCAAACCTACCGCGCGCTGTTTTTCTATATCTGGTAAACAGTTAGAGCATTTGTATAAGCTACATCTAATGCGTAAGATAGATGGATTAGAACAGATGGATTTCCATCGACATCTTGAAGAGGTTATAGATTACAGGGGGTTAGAGCTATGAAAACATACGAGATAATGACAACCAACACCGCTTACCTTGTAATAGAGGCGATAAGCGAACAAGAAGCAATAACCAAATTAGAAAAAGAGATAGATGAGGATTACTACTATCCTATTGATAATGCGGATTCTTGTGATGGTTGGGAAGTACGCGACGTTTATGAGGTGGAAGAATGAGTCAGAACGCATTAATTACTGATTTACCTCAACACAAACAAGATGGACTGAGATGGTTATTGGGTTATCTTGATGAGGAACAGTGGGAAGATGCAGTAGTAACTGGAGAGACTGAAGATATACGCAGATTCATAGTAAATCTAAGACTCATGGTTGAGGCGTGGGAATAATGGATTTCGACAGGTTCAATCAGATGCGTGCTCGAGCTGAGGACGTATTCGATGAGGAAGACCCTGATGGATATATATGGTTGTATGTATATGGATTATATTCATTAGTAGATGCGGTATCACAACTGTCAGGTGAAATAGATGAAAGCCGAATTGTATTAAAGCAGATAGAAGGCCATCTACATCATATGCAAATGGAGGCATGGAAAAAATGATTTGTGAATGGTGTAAATTAGGAGAGGCGACACATACCTTTCATAGTACTGATAGTGTTTGCGTTGACTGTTTCAAAGAGGGTTACGATATAGAATGAGTGATAGAGCCGCAGAGATTGTGAAGAACAATCCCGAATGGGCGTTGTTGCTGATTAAGAGAGTGTTGCTTGAGAAAGAAATCGATGAGAAGCAAGACGAACTATGGGATGTCAAGAAAAAGATTAAGGAGATGATTGATGATAACGTGTAAAGTTTGCCGTTGTGATTTAGTATGGCACTGGGAGTTCTGCCCTCGGTGTGGTAATCACGTTAGTCCATTCCTTCCAAACCAACAATACCGCGACAAGCATAATACTTATAGTAAGAAGGTTAGGGAGGTAACTTAGAGGACTCTAAAGGGGATAGGGGGGTAGTTTCCATAGCTAACTTCACGACATTGCACTAATGTTTGATTCCTAAGCTACCTCCCCCCCAAATTCAAACGCAAACAAGCAGTTAAGATAACTATTATCTTCTATATCTACGTGTAGGAGTCTCGGGCGGGCGCGTAGGACATGCAGGGGGGTATATATACTTATCTATGCCTGTCATTTTCAGGAAATGTCCAAGGGTTAAATACTCTTTATGGTGCCTTCGCTGTTGCTCTTGTCGTGTTTGTATATGCTGGTGTGTTACTTTTGGCATGGTAGGGGCATGTCGAGGGGTATATATAAAGGTATGCCTGCTCTATAGAACCACCCATAAGTATATATACCCGTATATGCTGGGTAATACATGGAGAAATTCAAACATGCAGCAATGACCTGCAAAATATGCGCCAGAAAAAGCCGCCCTTGGATAGAGTCAAGGGCCTACAAGCTAAAGTTATGCGGAGCGACCCCAGAATGTGACGCCGCCCTTAGGGGGGTGGTCGATGAGTGAAGGCGGGCCGCGAGGTTATAACGGCTGGCCAAATCGTGAAACGTGGCTTGTAGGTTTACACTATAATCCAGAATCTAAAGAAGACGTCTTAATGATTAAAGACTTTCTTGAGGAGGAATATTATAATATTTGCGATAGTCATGTATTTTTCGGAGACATGATAGATTTTAACGCTATCGATTGGAGACGGCTGGAGGCGAGCGCAGAAGAGGACTAAAGGAACAAGGAAAGGCTGACAAAGCATATAAAATCAGCCAAACCCCCAAGGGTTAAATAATCATCCTTCTCTTAAAATAGAGTTGCAGGGATTTCGCTCCCTGCTGGCGTTTTTCAGGCTCGTAATCTCTTGGGGTATCAGAGGCTTTCCAGCTCGTCTATCCCTTCCTGTGCGGCATCTAAGAGCATCTGTAGCCCCTCTTTCATTGCCATTACTTCTGTCTTCAAATCATCCACAGATGATTCAATTCTGCTTGCTGTATCGACCATATCGATTGATTCCATGATATAACCAAGTATATGCTCCTATATATAAGCTATCGTCGTATGTATTTCTGCGAAATTCTGCAAGGGTTAAATAATCGATTTTGGTCCTCTTCTTCATCCATTAGGCTGTCCCTCCAAATGGAGGGGCGACAAAGCCCCTCTCCTCTCACTCTACCACCTCCTCTTTGGCTTTTAGGACCTTTTCCTGTCTCCTCTCGGCTCTGGCAATGCATTTCTTTACTTCCCTCTTTATGCGCTTCTTAAACGCAGGTATTGCATTGTCGCAGTAGTAACCACCACACCATCCAAATCCGCTTGTTGGCACGGTTACAGATGGCGAGTAGTCCTCTACCCAGTAGGTGTCCCAAGATACCAGTTCACCTGTTCTGTTGTTCACAGCAAGACACGTCATCTTATCCTCTTCGACTCCTCTGTGTCCTCCGTCGCTGTGCATTCTCACACTTGCTACGATGGTATACTCACCGTTTCTCGTGTTCACTTTTGTTGTTGTGTTCGGTTCCATAGTTTCTCCTACGTTTCCGTAGGCATATGAGTATATAAGTATTTGCATATACTCAAATAACTCAAAATGTGCACGGGTTAAATAACCGATTTTGGTGCCTTCTACATCTCCTTAGGTATACAACCTCAGGTTGTAGAAAGCTTTATAAGCAAGCATGCCTGCTACTATGCATGGTCGATATCGACTACATTGGTGCGATGGCTGAAGAGTCCTACGATGAGTGGGTGGCCGACGGTGATTACCGTATGTCTACTCTTCAGGAAGCCCGTGATATGATTGAAGAAATCATAGAGCGATTCCAAAGCTCCGGTCTTTTGTAGACGCACCAATACAGCATCCGCACCCGGGATTCGACCCCCTTGGAATGGGGGTCATCCCAACCTGTTTTTTCACGTTTTTCTGCAAGGGTTAAATAAACATTATGGACGCGCTACAAGCATTAGAGCAGTTTATACACGTGCTCAGGTGTTGCTATGGAACGGTTAAGTGTCACAAGCGTCATTACACAACCATCCTTTATCATATGCTATCATTGAAGGCCCTTCATTGTCCTCTATGTAGTCATCAGCAAATCCCATAGATATTAGATGCATGCCCATGTCAACGGCCTTCTGGCAGTTAAAACATAAGTCAGGATAGTCTTTACCTGTTAAGTATTTCATTATTTGTCACCCCCTTTTCTTTTCCTTGTATATTGATTGCCCGTATGTTTTCCCTTATTCCATGGAACTCTCTTTGGTCTATACGGGTTCTTTTTAGGTAATGTTAAGCCATCACAAATTCTTTTAGTTCTACGAAAGGAAATAGTCAATTCCTTACTTATTTCAGTTCGAGTATAACCTTTTCTCCAAAGTTTCAATATCATAGGGGTTATCTTTTCATCCTCATATCCCCACTTCTTTTTCCATGATACCGATATTTGATTGCCTAACCCTAATTCTTTAGCCCATTGCCATCGAACATTAGTTTTAATGCCAAATTTATCTTCTACTACTTGGCTTGGGTTATGTATATTTTTATCATTATAGATTCTTAAAAACTCTTCTTTCATATTCTTTAAACAATCTTCTTGATAATTTAACAACTTTTTAGTCAGTTGGTTTTTCTTACGTGTAAATGCTGACTTATTAGTTTGTTTAAAAACATCTAAATTATCCACACACATTCTAAACTTATCATAATTATTACATGTTTTGAAAATCCCTTCATAACGTTGCGCAATCGGTCTTTCAATAGGTATAGAAATTATCATTGAGTTATTATCTAAATTATCTTCACTTTTAGCCTGTTCATAGATATAACTTTGAGGTATTACAAAAATATCTTTAGGATTATAATCTATATCATAACCTACGCATATTGCATAATCAAAAGCGTTTTTTTGGATTTGAGTCCCGATAAATTTAAAATCATATCTCTTTTCCTTTTTTCCATCGTGTTTTCTTTTCGGTCCTGATTCATTAGTTCTTGAAGTTTTAACTTCAACGCGATGCATATTTTTCCAAAGGAATAAGTCATAAGTCCTATCTATTTTAACAGCGTCAATATCCATCCGACCTAATAAGAATTGAACATAATGTTCACCCATATTTCCTTTAATAGACAAAAAGGTATGGTCGGGCATTTAGTCACCTCTTAAGTAGTCTAAATCGACACACTTTCTTAAAGTGTCAGACTGGCGGTTTCGGTGGTCGGGGGTGGCCATTAGAGGCCACCCTTTCCACGCTTTAGGTTGATTAACCTAAGCACCTTAGCATAAGCCCCTACAAGGGCCTCATTTACTAATGACTCAGGGTCACCTATGCACCCGTCAGGATAGTCGGCATCAAAGTGCTCGAACTCATCATAACGGGCGTTCATTTTAGCTCCAGCCTCTCTATGTAATAGAGTGACCTCGGCGGCTAACTCATCTATCTCAGGGACTTTCACCCTGCGTTGATTTATATCCATAGCTATATCGTCAGGGGCATATGCTACTTAAAGGTTTGCTATCCCCCCGCTCCATGTAGACCCCCTATGCAGTATACTGCTAAGGTAGCTAATCTATAAATTTTCTATATTTTGGCATAGAAAGATATATATACAAGCATGCTTATGCATTTCCATGACCAATAGAACGACGGACTCAACGAGGTATATAATCCAAGTGGGTCGGAACAGATTTAGGCGAGGCGTATGGGAGTCATTGAAGGACATCTGTGCGATAGAGAACACGAGGCTTGCGGATGAGATATGGCAGGCGTTGGATGCACACGTGAAGGATTATGCACGTGAGGACAAGCGATTGGAGGCAAAGGCCATGGATGAGGGGCCTCAGCCTGATTTTAGCATGCCAGAGGAGAAGGGCAATATATTTGACAAGATGGTTGATGACATTGTTGCTGAGGCATCAGCTGAGGAGGTTGAGGAGGTGTTACAGGATGAGAGTAGAGAGCGCGGTCGAATGGCGAGCAGCGATATGTTTGGACATTATAGAAAGAAATGAGCAAGAGCGGGAAGAGTTACAGTACTGAGGACAAGCAGGAGGCTATGGGTTTGTATTTGCGGGGTCATTCGGGCGCGGAGATAGCTCGGAAGTTGAACGACCGTTATGGTTATGGTTTGAGTGGAGCGACGGTGAAGCTTTGGGCTGAGAAGGGGGGTTGGGATGAGTATCGCAATCAGGTAGAGATAGATTTGATAGAGCATACACGTAAGACCGTAGTTAGTGACATGGCTAAGAACATGCACGAGTTAGAGGAGGTACGTCAGGAGTTTTTGAAGAAGATGCGTAGTAAGAGTGGTCCTGAGATACGGGGTCATGAGTTTGTGAAGATGACTGAGATGTTGACTAAGTTACAGGATGTAGAGGTTGAGAAGGAGAACATGGTTACGCACATCAACACATGCATACATGATGCATTAGGGGAGGTAGATATAGAGAAGCGTTTGAAGCAGAAGTTTTTGCGAGCTTATATTAGTAAGTTAAGAGGTGGTGATGGGAGTGGATGATTTTGATTTGAGTGACATGGTGGATTTTTTCAAGAAGAGTAAGAAGGTGAAGGTATTGGTAGTTGATGAGGAAGGGGTGCATGATGTCGAAGAATCGTAATGGATTGGGCGAGAATTTTGTGGCAGGTAAGCGGAATCACACTTTTACGGACTCGGATTTGAAGCGCGAGATAAAGTATATGGATATACGGGCATATTGTTTGAAGAAGATGAAGAACACGCAGGAGTATCGGGATGAGCATTGGCAGGTATCGGACGAGGCATTGAGGGTATATATGCAGGGTATATTTGATGCGACGTCGGATTTTCTTGGTTGGTGTGAGGGGAGAGTAGACAATGAGTGATTTTGTATGGAGTGTGCTTATCGGAATTGGGATTGTGGTATTGGCTATGGGTATAGTGGCGTGGTTGACGGTACGGAGGGTACGGAATCAATGAAGGAGTGGTTTTTGGATTTGGATAGTACTAAGAAGTTAGTGGCGCGTTATTTACGGGAGTATCCTCATACGCGGGACAGTGACACGGAGTTATACTTTATGATATTGAAGGATTACTATGGTGCATTGCCTGATGAGGTACGTCATGCTTCGGTTGACGGGTTTATAAGTGATTTATATTTATTATTGAAGTATGCACCGAGTAAGAGTACGGTAAGTCGGGTACGTCGTCGGGTACAGAATGATGATGAGATATTTCAGGGTACGCCTGAGATACAGGAGAGGCGTAAGGAGGCACTTAGTCAGCATGAGAAGTGGTTACTGGGCGAATGAAGTGCAAGTTATGTGGGTGTGAGGAGTGGAAGCACCCTTTGACTAAGAAGGTGCGTTGTGGTTATTGTTATGACAGGCATGGGAACAAGAGATGAAGTGGAAGTTTAGTTGTTTTGTGTGTGGATTTGCATGGGAGGAGGCGCATCGGAACATACATGAGTCGGATTTTATATTTAGCAAGAAAAAAGAGGGTAGACCTATGGTAGACTGCCCAAAATGTCAGATGGACGACATACATGCTCCATTGATGGGTGATTTAGTTGGTCAACGTAAATAGGCAGAAGCAGAGGAACGATGTTAGTCGTCTTTTGCGGACGAGTAATCGGAATCGGAATGCGTTTCGGTGGAGTACGAGTGAGACGGAGGAGCATATAGAGATGAAGTTTCAGATTTGTAAACAGTTGAAGGATTGGGGTCACGAGTTTTACACTGAGGCGATATTTGAGCCGAGTGGATTGCGTGCAGATGTGATAGATGCGGACACGGGGATAGTGTATGAGGTTGTGAATTACGAGGGTGATGAGTCTATGAAGAAGAAGGCTAAGAACTATCCTTTGGAGGTACGGTTTATTAGTGCTAACGATGTATTTCGGGAGGAGTTGTTATTGTAAACAACAATTTTGAGAAGGACTTGGCTGATGGTCAGAAGGGCGAGGAGGCGGTCAGGCACTTTGTAGAAAAGACGTGGCAGAAGCGTTTTATCAGGTATAATGATGATTTTGCGTATGATATTTTGTTTCAGAATGATTTTGAGGCGCCAGTGACGTTTGAGGTAAAGACTGACCTTTGGGAGCGTGATATGGACAAAGGGGGGTCAGGAAACATGGCGATAGAGTATAAATGTCGTGGGAAGCCGAGTGGAATAAGAAAGACAAAGGCAAAATTTTTTGCATATTACTTTCCAAACATTAGAGAGGAGCAGCTTTGGGTGATAAGTGTGATGAAATTGAAGGAATTATTGAGTGAAAACACATTCAGGGCGGTAGATGGTGGTGAAACTTACTATGATAATGATGAAAAGGTAACGAGGTGTTATTTGATACCCAGATTTGAGTATAAAAATCATTTTAGTCGTTATACTTTTGATGGTCGAGGGGGTTGGTTGGTATCATTAGGATAATAAAGGATGGTGAGGTGCTTGAGGAGTCGGAAAATTTACAATACATTCATGAAAAGTTACTTTGGTATGACAAAAACGTTAAAGAGTTAGAGATAACTGTGTTAAAATACAAATATGAGTAACTCCAAGTACATTTCGCAGGCTATTGCAGGTGCATTGGAGATAATGAAGGACCAGCCTTTGACGTTGGGTGAGTTCATAGATGAGGTAATGTCGGATTACATGGAGTTGGAACCCGGAGAGTATGTTCCTTTGGGTGACATGCACACAGAGTGGGAGGAGAATTTAGCGAAGGGTGAGTACACGGCGATAATTTGTGCGAGGGGTCACTTGAAGACGACGTGGAGTTTATGTGTTTTGGCATATTACATGCATAAGCAGAGAAATTTTCGTGCGTTGTATATTTCGGCGACGTTGGAGCAGGCTTGGGACAAGTTAGAGCAGTTTGAGGAGTTGTGTGGTCGTAGTTGGCGTTTGAACAATTTTCTGGCGAAGATGGACGACAAGCGTATAACCTTGAGGAAGGGTGCTAAGTATTTCAACAATGGTAGTAGGGTTCACGGTGCGAGTATAGGAAAGGCGCTTGAGGGTCCTCACGTTCACATGATTATATTGGACGATGTGTTGCAGGAGTTTCCGAATTTGACAGATGACAAGGTAATTCATTATGTTCAGCGAGTTGTGATGCCGATGAGGTTGCCGCATGCACAGATGTTGCTTGTGGGGACGCAGAAGAGGGTAGGAGACATAACGGACTGGGTAAGTGAGAGTAGTGAGTGGAATATGATACGTCATCCTGCGTTGAAGGAGGATGGAACGCCGAGGTGGCCTGAATATTGGAATCGGGAGCGTTTGGACAAGGAAAAGGAGACGATGGGTAGTCGGGCTTTTGAGAGTGAGTATATGTTGAATCCATTGGACCCAGAGAGTGCTGTGATACCGTATGAGGTATTGGAGCGTAATTTGGTGGATGATTTGGACATGGGGTTGTCGGATGTGGATGACGATATAAGCGTCGTAATGGGTGTTGACTTGGCTGTGGGTATGAACAGTCAGAATGATGAGACAAGCTATGCTATCGTGGCTTACAACAGGAAGGACGAGCGTCGTAGGGTTCTTTACAGTTGGACAGGGAAAGTAATGGCGAAGGGGAGCGGTTGGTTGGAGACTCAGGTGTTAAAGATTAGGGAGTTGGCGAAACGTTTTAATCCAGATACGATTATGATAGAATCGAATGGGTATCAGAGACTTGTGGTACATAGTGCGAGCGATTTGGCGGGGCTTCCCGTCGAAGGACACAACACAGGCCGAGAGAAACACAGTCACGATGTGGGGATACCGGGGTTGGCCTTGGAGTTTGAAAAGGAGAGATACTCGGTTCCGTGGAAAAGCGAAATAAGGGAGGCGAGTCGTCCGGGACCTCGCAAGCTTGTGGATGGATTGGCGAGGTTGGTTTACGGTAAGAATGGAAGGTTAGAGGGTCACACTCCTGATGCGGTGATGGCGTTATGGATGTGTGAATTGGCGATTAAGAATTTGAACAAAAAGGGTTTGAGTTATGCCAGTTGGGATTACATATAGAAAGTGTTATATACCTGATATATATACATCCAGTCCAACCAAGCCATGAAAAAGCGAACACGGTTGGAAATTTATGGAATTAGCAGGGAGACTAAGGTAAGTCTCAAGGAGATAGCTAAGGCGGAGAATGTACCGACTGGGGTGCTTGTAGAGCCGATATTGCGGCGATATGTTCGGGAGTATCGTGGCCGATAAGCGAGATAGGTATCGGATACCACGTGGTGTCAAGAAGGAGGCATTACAGGGCCGAGATTTACGAGCGATGCATGGTTATGGTGGAGGTAAGGTAACTAAGGCGATAAACCGCAAGTTACGTTTTCAGAAGGATGTTGGTTACAAGACGGCGGTAAAGATAGACACATATTACAGGAGGCATGAGAAGGTAGACCCTCCAGCCAAGAATTTTGCTGACAAGAAGAATCCGAGTAAGGGATACATTATGTGGAAGATGATGGGTGGTAATTCGGGTCAGAGTTGGAGTAGAAGATTAAAGAAGAGTTTAGATGTGATACAGAAAAAGGAAAGGCTTAATAAGATAATTAATACAGTGGAGGCGATACAACTTGGCATGGTACGATAGATTGCTTGGTCGGAAGCCAGTGCGGAAGCGTTCTGCGTTAGAGGAGTTAATAGAGCGTAATACTGCGAGTGTAATAAAGGAGGCACGCACTCCTGTGTATGGGGTTACTGGTTCTAATCGGGCATTTAAGGATTCGATACTTCCTCCAGTGGACCAGAATTATCTTGAGCAATTAGCTGACAGGTATTCTCATCTTCGTACGGTCATCACTCGGATTGCTTCTCAGTCAGTGGCGAAGGGGTGGGAATACCACGCTATTGGAGATAAGGGCGACAAGGAGGAGCGCAACATGTTGGAGAATCTTCTTCAAGACCCCACAGGTGGTAATGCGGACATTACGGCCAGTGAATTTTTCAAGGCGATGATACGTCAGGTTGAGGTTTTTGATGATTGTTGGATAAGTGTTGTTTACGAGAGGATTGAGGGTTCGGAGAATAAAATAGTGAAGGAGCTTTGGGTAGAGGATGCAAAGCAGATGAGATTTCATGTGGATGAGTATGGGAAGTTTAAGGACGACCAATATTTTGATGTAGTTACTCGAAAGCCATTAACTAAGGGAGAGACTGGAGAGGGAGGATTTCCAGCGGAGAAGATTGCATATTATTATGATGCGGGTCAGGATGAGGACAAGATTCCGTTTGCACGGGATGAGATTATTCATTTCAATAAATACAGTGCGAATGCCAGATTATATGGTCAGTCGCCGATTATAGGTCTTTCCAAGAAAATCGAAACAGCTCTCGCGATTGAAAATTTTCAAAACAAGATTTATAGGTTGGAAAGGCCACCTAAGGGTTTCTTGGACATTCCGGGACATGATGAGGAGAGTCTCAATAGGTTAGGAGAATACATAGCGGAGGAGACAAGACGCAATCCGAACTTTGTTCCTATTATTAGTAGTAGAGGAGAGGGCGTATCGGCAGGTCAGGCGAAGTTTGTACCAGTTATGCCTAACATGGATGAGTTGATGGCTTTGCCGTATATGGAGCGAATTAACAACGACATAAACGCATCTTATGGGGTGATGCCTATTGTTACAGGAAGTACAGCAGGAGTTGGTGGGTTGAATGCGGAGGGAGAGCAGATTTCTTTATTTGACCGAACTATCAGGGAAACTCAGCAATGTATAGAGATGGGTTTTATGAAGCCATTAATGAAGTTAATGGGAATAGAGACATGGAGATTAAAATTTGCAGATATCAATGAAAAGAACGAGCAGCAACATTTGGCAAATATGTTACAGAAGGCGAATATTATTACTGTTCTTAATAAGTTAGGAATCAAGGCTACGATAGATAAGGATGGTAATTTAGTATTGCCAGATGAGCCGACGGTGGTTTCTCCAGAGGCCAAACCTGAGGTGGGGGCGATAAAACCGTGACGAACTGTAAGAAGTGTATGGCAGGAGAAGTGCGGGTCAGGATAATGTCCAATGGTCTTTGTGAAGAGTGTGAACATGAGAGGGCATGGGACAATAAGGAAGAGATGAAGCGACAACGCGATAAACTAACAAGATTACACATGATGAAAAAGGCAGGAGACATAGTAAACCGTAAGTGGAAGGAAAAGTATGGCGATGCTTCTGTGGAGGAAGTTGCCTCCTATCTATAATGGGGTTCACAATAGAGGGCGAGCAGTATTTTTTCTCATCTATTAATTTTTACAAAAAAAAGAAAAATTGGCGGAATATACTCGAAGTAGCGGCAGAGAATACTTCGGGAAAAATAGAAAATGATGCAAAAAGGCTGGCCCCTAAGAAAACTGGGAGATTGGCTAATAGGATTAATGTTGATGTAGAAGTAGAGGAGGATTTGGTTTTCATTGATGTGAATTGCGACCATCCAGCCGCAGGGATAATAGAATATGGGGGGTACAGTCCATTTCCTCCATGGGGAGATGCGTCAGGTTTGGATTTTCCAGTGGCTAAAAAGATTTTTGAGAATCAGCCGTTCAAGCAGCCTCGGCCGTTTTTACGACCAGCATTACAACAGAATGCGGTAACGTTAGAGAAGGAGATACACAAGCAGGCCAAGGAACTGGGGCCATGATTCCGGAAAGTTCTTTCTATTTATATACATATATCCAATAGTAGGCTGTGGCAGACGAAGGTAACTCTAATTGGAAGGTCTATCGACCAGAGTGGTATAATGACAGAATTTTAGAGACTTATATATCAGCGCCTATCGTCGATAAACAGAATGACAAAGTTCCTACGGCGGCAGTCAAGGAGTCTATGGATTTCTATATGAAATACGGAGTTTATTCATACAAGCACGAGGAGATGCCAGTGGGGTTACCTCTTGCGTATAAGATTAAGGATGGTAAGGTAAAGTTGAGGGTTGGGATACACAACCGTCTTCCGATGCACAATAGGGTATGGGAGGAGATGCAAATTTACGGTGATAAAGGAGGCTCGTCCATTAGGGGCGAAGCTGAGAAACAGGAGA